GGTGCAGTCGTTAAACATTTAGAAGATTCTGTAAATGCTTTTAAACAAGCTGGAGTTAGAAATTCAAATGTTGAGAGTGATTTATTTGAAATTATTAGAGACGCATCTATCAATTTTGATGAAATGATTTCAGGTAAATTTGCTGCAGTTGATAAAGTGTTAAGAAATTCAAGTTTAGGTGGTGATGCTTTTATAACTACTGGTAGATTTAAAGACACAATTAAAAGACTTAAAAGAGACTATGGATCTTCAATAGCCGCTGGCACAAAAGACGGAAAAAGTATATCACAAATTATCGCAGCCGTAGAAAATGTTGGAGGAGCGGCGTTCAACAAAAAAGCTTCTTTTAATCAGATATACAATTTAAGAAAAACATTAAGTGATATAAGAATGGAATTACCACCTACTTCAAAAACAGTTCGTGGAGAACTTGTTACAAAAGATGGTGATGGATTACTTGATCAAGTTGACAAAATTTTTAAAGAAATGGGTGATGAAAATAGTGCAACATTTAGAGAGATAATAGCAAGAGAATCATTATCTCCTGCTGACGCTCAAAAATTTAAAAATGCTGGAAAAGCAATAAAAAATGCACAAACAAAATTTTTCTTAGGAAGAAAACTTATTGAAGATTTAAATGCTTCAAAAACAATTAAAAATTTAGAAAAATATAAAAGACAACCTGGCGACATTGTTGATGAAATACCACAAAATATTGATATTTATGAGAATGTCGTAAAAAATAATAATCCTGAATTTATTCAACAAGCTAGAAAATTTATCACAGAATATGGTGGTGGAGCGCAATTAGCTGATGAATTTGTCGCAAGAGCCGCCAATCATACATTAGAAGAAGCTCTTAAAAAATCTGGAATAAGTAATTTTACAAATGTTAAAAACTTTAATTCTGAGAAATTTGCACAATCAATTAAAAATTTAGGAACGACTGCTAAAGAATTGTTCGGAGCAGAAACAGATCAGATACTTAAACTAGCAGATGAAATAGGATCTGTGAAAATTACAGGTTTGGAATCTCCACAAGTTCTTAGACAGTTTAGAAATATCAAAGGTGATACAACATCGAATGCTTTACTCGTTAGAAAGTTAGAAGCATTAGCAACCACACAAAAAAGATTAGCCGCTAATCAAAAAAATGTAGTTCTTAGAAAGTTGGCTGATGATACTGGTGATTTAGATCCAGTTGAGGCAGCTCGTTTTCTTGTGCAAAAAACAACTAAAAACTCACAGATAAAACCAGTAATAGAGTATTTTAAGAAACAAGGTCAAAATGGTGAGCAAGCCTTAAACAAAATAAGGAGCTATTACATTAACAGTATTATAGATGATTTTGGTGAATCTATAATGACTGATGGCAAATCTCTAAATGCTTTTGCTGACAGACTACTAGCGGCTTCCAAAGACAATAAACTTGTTACAGTTTTTGGTAAAGAAGTTGGTAACAATATGAAAAACTTTGGTAGGATACTTAAATTTAATGCCAGAACTGCTGAAGGTGGTGATCTCGTTGCCGCTAATATAGCTGCTTCTCCATTCCAAAACGTAGGTAAACTTGTGAAATTTAGTATTTTAGGTAACAGGCTTTTATCTAATGGATATTATGATGACATACTAAAACAATATAATGGTGTTGTTTTAGATCAATTTAAAAAACCTGCTGAAAGAGCAAGAGAATATGGATCTATTATAGGTAAAGCTCTTAGCATTGGAATAGGACAAACAATGCAAGAAACTATTGATAATGCAGAGAGTCAAGCTCAAGCATTTCTTGAGAGTCAAGGTTTAAATGTTAAGTTGCCAGACATAAAGGCTGAAGATTTAAAGACTGGCAATCTATCTACATTCTTACAACCAACTAGACCTAATGTACCTTTGAGTCAATTAAAGATACCAGAACCAGTATCTGGCACAACATTAGGAAACATAGATGTTACGAATCCAGCTAATGCCTTTTCATTAGGATTAAACCCTACTGATATAGCCATAGCACAGAGAAGAAGAGGAACACAATGAACGTAGAACAGCTAAGAGACACCCTCAAAGTTGATGAGGGCTGTGTCAATTCTATTTATTTAGACCACCTTAACCTACCCACGCTAGGAATTGGTCACCTTATAAACGAGTGGGATGAAGAGTATGGTAAGCCAGTTGGAACACCAGTATCAGAAGAGAGAGTCAACGAATTGTTTGATAAAGACATCCAGATTACGATTGATGAGTGCGAACAATTATTCGGTAACTTTCAAGATTTACCAGAAGAGGCACAGCAGATTCTGGCAAACATGATGTTTAATCTTGGTAGACCACGCCTATCTAAATTTAGAAAGCTATGTAAAGCTGTGGCTGAAAGAAACTGGAAAGAATGTGCAATTCAAATGGAAGACTCGAAGTGGCACAAGCAGGTAACCAAACGCGCTGATCGTCTAATCTCTCGTATGAATGCTATTGATAGCACCTAATCCTAAACTTGTTACCTTAGTTTTATATTTATTATATTCTTCTTTATCAAACTCTTGATCAATCATAAGACTTAATTGTTGCCTAATGTTTCGTCTTTGATGCTCACATATCTTAATTAATTTATCATAACTTTTGCGATCTAAGCCAACAGACTTGAATTTTGAAATATCTGTCATTATACTACCTCCATGACCCATACATACCCATTTATACCCAAAAAGACTAGAAGAAGCAACAATAAGTATTTTGCAAAAAAAACCATTGCTATGGGATTAAAGTTTGATTCTAGGTGGGAAGCAGAGAGATGGGGACAACTAAAAGCTATGGAAAGAGCTGGTGTTGTTACAGAGTTAGAGCGTCAAATTAAATATGAATTATCTATTAATGATGTAAAAATTTGTGATTACATAGCCGACTTTAGATACTTACAACAAGAAGAAGATGGTTTCTCAAGATTGGTTGTAGAGGACGCAAAAGGTGTGTTGACACCTGAGTTTAAGCTAAAAAAAAAGATGATGAAAGCCATACATAATATAGACATTCATCTATCATACAAAAAAAAATGATAGTTTAGCTATTGACATTGTTGTAATCATCGCTATATTTAACCTTGCAAGTAGAAATTTTAACGAAAGTGAGGTTAGTATGGAACAGAATTTCTATGACATGAGTGATCACGAACTTTTACAGGCAAAGATGTCTATAAAACGTGAGATTGATCAATATAAAAAGAAAATGGAAGAGCTTAACGGCTATCTTACCGATAGATACTTTAGTATTGCTCGTGAAGATTTGCAGAGACAAGGCAAAGATTTCGGTACGACTACTGTATTTTCTGATCAAGAAGATAAAGTTAAGGTCTCCATAGCAAAAAAAGTAACATGGGATCAACAAGCATTAAGAGATGCTTTCGATAGTATGGATGCTGATGATGCTAGACACTATGCAAAAGTCACATACTCTGTTGACGAGAGGAAATATACAAATGCTCCTCCAGCTATAGTAGAAAAGCTTCAACCAGCTAGAACTGTCGAGCAAGGCACTATTAATGTTGATCTTGTACAACAAGAGGAGGCTTAATTGGCTTTACAAATAATAACTGCCGAACAACGTATGGCAGAAAAAAGAGGTCATAAGATGGTCATCTGTGGTCAAAGTGGTGTGGGCAAGACAACTCTTGCCCGAACCCTTGATCCTGATAAAACATTGTTCATTGACCTTGAGGCAGGTGACACTGCTATTAAGGATTTTCCAATTGATGTAATTAGACCAAATACATGGCAAGAATGTCGTGATTTTGTTTGTTACATTGGTGGTGTTAATCCGTCACTGTCAAGAGAGCCTTATGATCATATTCATTATGAAAGAGTCATGCAGGAACATGGTGATGAATTTCACAAAAAACTTGGCAAGTATGATACTATTTTTGTTGATAGTATTACAGTTGCAGGACGTTTGTGTTTTCAATACTGTATGTCACATCCCGATAATATTATAGAAAGATCAGGTAAAGTAGATACTCGTTCTGCCTATGGTATGCACGGAAGAGAAATGATGGCATGGCTTACTCATTTACAACACATTAGAGATAAGAATGTTATTTTAGTTGGCATTCTTGACTCTAAGGTAGATGACTATGGTCGAACTAACTATGAGTTACAAATAGAGGGTTCTAAAACTGCACGAGAACTGCCTGGTATTGTTGATGAAGTAATTACAATGACAGTTATGGGTGGTGGAGATGGTGTGCAACCATATAGAGCTTTTGTTTGTCAAACTCTTAACGAGTGGGGATACCCAGCTAAAGATAGATCAGGAAAGCTTGATGTTGTTGAAGAACCACATCTTGGTAAACTTATAAACAAGCTTAACGGATCTGCACAGAAAAAGGATTTAACATTTGTTGATCCACAATCACAACCAACAGAGAGAGGAGAAGTCCAGTGATTGATTTAAATAATGTCGGTGATATGTCACCATCAGGTGATTTCGAGTTAATCCCTGAGAATACGATTGCAAGAGCAATAATTACAATTAAACCTAATGCAGTTACAATGCCTGAATTTAGTAATGCTCCTATATTTAAGGCATCACAGACTACATCAGCTAAGTGGCTTGAAGTTGAGTACACCATTATTGGTGGTCAATTTGATAAACGTAAGTTTTGGCAAAATCACTTTTTTGATGGTGATGCTAAAGACGATAGTGGTGTATCTAAGTCCAAGAAGATTGGATTGCAGTGGTTGAAAGCAGTTGTTGAAAGTCATAATAATATTTCAGCAATGGATGCTTCACCTGAAGCTCAAGCAGTTAGGCAAATAGATATGCAAAAAGGTGGAGTTGCATCCATTAATGGCATGAACGTATGTGTGAAGATCGGTATTGAGAAATCAAATGATCCACAGTATTCTGATAAGAATAGATGTAAGGTCATATTGACTCAAGGCATGGAAGGATACATACCAAGTGGATCTGCACCAGCTAACACACCATCACCTGCACCTACCAATAATGGTAATGCAGTACCTGATTGGGCTAGGTAATGATGGCAGGCATAGCAAGGGCTAACTGACCTTAGTCTACTTGCAAGTCGCTTGGGTAGTGCGATGCCCTAAAACTACCCACCATTTATAGCCAATGAGGGACAGATGATGAAAATAGTTAGCCAAGTAAAAAATGCTTATGGTATTCGGAACGGAGTTAAAACAAAATTAGATGGTTATATTATAAAAGATGATTATCCTAACGAATTAGTACAAGAACAAATTAAACTTAATCATTTAGCTTCACAGTTTAGAGACTTAGCAAATAAGTTAGAAAACTATACCAATTTTAATAAAGATTTAAAAAGCTTTATAACTAAGCACTCATTAGAAATGAACTTAACACAAGAAGAATCAAAGAAAGATGCTGATGAAAGATTTAAAAACAAAGCTAGTAATAGATTAAATGCCAGACGTAAAGCTGAAAAAAGATTGCAAATAAGTGCTTATAAAAAAGAAGTGGGTTGTAAGGTTTGTGGATATAATGAAAATCCTGATATTTTACATTTTCATCATAGAGATCCGAATGAAAAAATCACTAATGTTTCTAGAATGGTTGGAAAAAATCATTCAATGGAGAGAATAAAAAAAGAAATAGATAAATGTGATTTGCTTTGTATATCTTGTCATCACAAACATCATGGAATACAAAATGATTCTTAGACCATATCAAGAAATAGCAGTACAAGATGCTTCTAATGCACTAGACAAGCATAAGAATACCATTGTTGTAGCACCAACAGGTGCTGGTAAAACAATTATGCTATCTGCATTGATCGGCAAACGATACAAAAAAGGCAAAAAGATTTTAGTTCTGCAACATCGGGATGAACTTGTAGGACAGAACAAAAACAAATTTACTCGTGTTAATCCAAAAATATCTACATCTATCGTAGATGCTTCAGAAAAAAATTGGGATGGTAGTACAGTATTTAGTATGGTGCAGACACTATCGAGACCGAACAATTTGGCTAATATGTCCAAAGTAGACATGATGGTGATAGATGAAAGTCACCATGCCATAGCCGATACATACATGAGAATTATCAACAAGGTTAAGGAAGCTAATGAGTCTGTAGAGATTGTTGGCTTTACTGCTACTCCCAATCGTGGAGACAGAAAAGGCTTAAAAGGTGTGTTTAATAACTGCTCACATCAGATTGAGATAGCTAACCTTATACGAGAGGGTTTCCTTGTGCCACCAAAGACATTCGTGATTGATGTCGGGGTACAAAAAGATTTACAAAATGTTCGTAAAACTGTGTCAGATTTTGACATGGGACAAGTCGAGCAGATTATGAACAAACGTGCCATTAACGAGAAGATTGTTGAAGAGTGGCAGGAAAAAGCAGGGAACAGAAAGACAGTCATATTCTGTAGCACAGTAGTTCATGCACAAGATCTATGTGATGAGTTTAGAAGATCGGAGATCCGTGCAGAGATTGTGACAGGTGAGACACCATCGGAAGAAAGAAAACAAATACTACATGATCTGGAACATGGTGACGTACAAGT